GTGGCGGTTTAATGCAACTCGTCGCATATGGCGCACAAGATACCTACCTCACTGGTAGCCCTCAAATCACCTTCTTCAAGGTAGTCTACCGCAGACATACCAACTTCTCTGTAGAACCTATCGAACAAACCTTCAGCGGTAACGCAGATTTCGGTCGTACCGTAACCTGCACCTTAAACCGTAACGGTGACTTAATCACTAAGACTTACCTCTTAGTTGAATTAAAGAAATGCACTGGCTCCGCTGACTGGGGTTACGTGCGTCGCTTAGGTCACGCTTTAATCGAATCCGTAAAGGTGGAAATCGGTGGCTCTGACATCGATGAACACTACGGTGAATGGTTAAACATCTGGCATGAATTAACTGGTGTAACTGGCCAAGCCCGCGGCTACGCCAAGATGATCGGTGATGTGCCTGAATTAACCAACTTACGCCAAGAACATGGTGAATACACCTTGTACATCCCTCTCCGTTTCTGGTTCAACAGAAACAATGGCCTTAATGCTGGGGCCAAAAAGTACCATCCCTACTGAAATGATATAATAAGGTAGGAAAACGATTTGCAGGTTTATCATTGTATAAAATCTTTGCCACCCAGCATAGATATACAATTTACCTCAGGTACTAGTCATTACTTACTTAATGTAAGATAGTGGCAACAAGACCAAATTGCAGGAAACTCCTAAAGATGTTAAAAAATTGAAAATATTTCAAAATATAGTTTGAAAAATAAAAGTAATAGATAAATGAAATGTACAAAATGTAATTTTGAAGGTGATGAAAATCACTTTGTAAAAGTTAAAGGTAAATCTTACCATCATTGTAAGAAATGTCGTCAAGAATACATTAACTTGTATCGTAGACAAAGAACTTCAGGTGAAAGAGAAAAAATTACACCAGTAGTAAAAGATGGTAAAAAGAAATGTAAAACATGTTCTGAAACTAAGTTATTAGATGAATTCCCCAAACGGAATACATCACATGGATATAGAAATGAATGTAAAAAATGCAAACAAGAAAAATTAAATGATTATTACCAAAGAGTTTATAATGAAAAAAGAAGGGAAAGAAAGAAAAACGATCCCTTGTATAAACTAAAAGCTAATCATAGATTGTATTTACACAAATGTGTACATCAATTTAAAATGGTTAAAACTGGTAAATCAATTGAATATCTTGGATGTAGCATATTTTTATTAAAGAAATGGTTAGAATTTCAATTCGATGATAAAATGAATTGGGACAATTATGGTACTTACTGGACCATTGACCATGTTCTTCCATTATCCAAATTTAACTTAGTTGACGAAAAAGAACATATAGCCTTCCATTGGACAAACCTTCGTCCATGTACCGATAACTTTAACAAATCAGATAAAATTCTATTACACGAATATTTTAATACTATAATAAGCGCAATAAGATTTCAGCGCTTGAGAAATATTACAATTGGGTACCAAAACATAAAAGAAACTTTATGTTGGCTGAGAGAAAAACACTCAGGTATGGTAAAAATCCCACATATGAATAAGAATAAATAATATTCTTATGAAATGGACAATCCGCATCCAAGCCCCTAAATCCGTTCTTTTAACAAACAAATTTTTAATTCGTTTGTTATTGCTAGGACATGGGGAAGGTTCAACGACTATATGGTTTTGGGTCTGATAGAGTTAGCAACTCTAGATGATGGCTTAAGAGATAGTCTACTCCCGATCTAATAAATACAAATTTAATTGTATTTTGAAGTGAGAAATATGGCGAAAGCCAGGGTATTGAGGTGCATTACCTCTAATTGCTTTACAATACCACGATGTCCGCATCAAGATCAAGTTCACTGACGCTGCTCGCTTAGTGAACTACCGTGGTGGCTCCATGCCCCAAATTGCAATGAACGATTCCTACTTATTAGTAGATTACGTGTACTTAGATAGCGAAGAACGCAAGCGCTTCGCCCAATCCAGCCACGAATACTTAATCGAACAAGTGCAACACACCGGTACTGAAAACCTCAGCTCCAAGATTGAGAAGTACCGCTTAAACTTCAACCACCCTGGTAAGGTGCTCATCTGGGCCCCCCACTTGGGCAAGTACGCCACTGGTGAACGCTTCGTTTCCTGGGCTGCTGATGGTAACTGGGAAGCTGCACGTGAATTATTAGCCAAGCAATTATGGATTGCTGCATACGGCAGCGCTGATGACCGCAACGTGATCCGCGCCCGTACTGATCCTGCCAGCAACGAAGTAATCCCTGCCGATGCTGACTTAGCTGAAGCCTTAAACGGTTTAGTAGATGCACAAGCCATTGCTGATGCAACTACCTTAGAACCTGCCACTGTTGTGCTCTTAAAGAACGACTTATCCGTCGCTCACTTAAGCGCCACTGTAGCTGAATGGGCCAAGAAGTGCAGCACTGATGTAGCCAAGGCCTACTTAGCCTCCGTATCCGTTGTAGCCCGCGACCACTTCAACTATGGCCGCAACATCGATGGTTCCGAAAACCCTGTCAGCTCCGCTTTACTCCAATTAAACGGTCACGACAGATTCCAAGTACGCGATGGCAGCTATTTCAACTACGTGCAACCTTACCAACACTGGCCTAATACCCCAGCTGATGGTGTGAACAGCTACAGCTTCGCCTTAAACCCTGCTGAACACCAACCCAGCGGTACCTGCAACTTCTCCCGTATCGACAACACCACTTTACAAGTGAACGTTGAAGGTGTGGCCGGAGAATTAGGCACTGACTCCACCTGCAACATCTTCTGCGTGAACTACAATGTTTTACGTATCATGGGTGGTATGGGAGGACTTGCATATTCCAACTAAGTTGCTTAGCGCTTATAAAAAATAATAAAAATTCAGCATCCAAACTATTAACGTGTCAAATTTCTTATCTTTTATGTAAATAATAGAGGAAAGTTATTATGTATGTTATATGTGTTATGAGTTGAAATATAAAAAGTAAACAACTAGTTTGCCAAGTATTATAAATTAATACTTGATAAAATATTGATA